GATCTATTATTTCTGATTGAGTAAATTTTCCTTTAAGATCAGTTATAGGATTTTTATAACTTGTATATGATAAATGTGGTAAATACTTAATAGTTATTTCTGCTGAGTCTTTTATTAAATAGTATGCTCCTTTTTTGTTAATAGTTACCCCGGTGTCAGGTTTATCAAATGCAATTTTTGCTGGTCGCATTAAATTTTTTTGTCTTATTTTACTATTTTTAATGATTTTCTCTTCAAATGTCATAACTATATTTATAAACTTCTTTAATGAAAAAGGATAAAAGATTTAGACAAGGTATTTTTAAACCCATTAATTCCCAAAAATATATTGGTAAAGGTAATCCAACTTATCGTTCAGGTTGGGAATTAAAATTTTTTAGATGGGCAGATTTAAATGAAAATATTTTAGCTTGGGGTAGTGAAAATATCATTATACCATATTTAAATCCATTAGATGCAAGAGTTCATAGATATTTTGTTGATAATTTTATTGTTTTTAAAGATAAAAATGGTAATAAAAATAAATTTATTATTGAAATAAAACCAAGTAAACAAACTAAAAGACCTATAAAGACAAAATTTAAAAAGAAAAAAACTATTTTATATGAACAAAAAATGTATGTTCAAAATACTGCTAAATGGAAAGCTGCAAATGAGTGGGCTAAAAAGAAAGGGTATAAATTTTTAATCCTTACAGAGAAAGAACTTAACATATAGTGTAAAAAAATATATTTTAGTATAAATATTAATATGAGTTTAAATCTTATAGTGGAAACACCTGCTCCTAAAGAGGAATTTGAGTATATCGTTGAAGAAGGTAATTCTAAAGATAAACAAAATTTCTTTATTAAAGGTCCATATATGATGGCCGAAGGAGTTAATCGTAATAAAAGAATATATCCATTAGATGAAATGGTTCGCGAAACTAAACGTTATGAAGATTCAATGGTTAAGACAGGTAGAGCAATGGGGGAGTTAAATCACCCTACAACGGCTGATGTTGATCTTGAAAGAGCTTGTCATTTAGTTACTGAAATGAATCAAGATGGTAATGTATTCTATGGTAAAAGTAAAGTTTTATCAACTCCAACAGGTTTAATTGTTAGAAGTCTTATTAATGATGGTGTAAGAGTTGGTATGAGTTCAAGAGCTTTAGGTCAACTAATTCCTGAGTCTGGTTCAGACGGTGTTAATAGGGTTAAAGATTTTAAATTAGTTGCTATTGACTGTGTAGCTGATCCATCTTTTCCAAAAGCTTTTGTTAATGGTATCTTGGAAAGTAAACAATACGTAGTAAATAAATATGGGCAGTTTGAAGAAACATATGATAATTTTCAAAATAATATTTCAAAAATGCCATTAAAAAATAAGGATCAATTTTTAAAAGACAACATCATTAAATTTTTAAAGAGTTTATAATATGAAAGAAATAAAATTAAACATTAAAAAATTCATAGGTAATGTTATGAGTCGTAACTATAAAAAAGCAAGTTCCGATTTATCTAACGTTATAAACAAGAAAATGGAACAAAAGATATTAAATAATAATATAAATATATTCTAATTATGGACATTAAACAAATATTATCTGAAGCAACTAACGGTGCACTTAACGAAGAAGTGCTATCTGAAATCGAAAACGTCTTTGAACAAAAGATTAATGATAGAGTAGAAATACACGTTGAAAAGGCTCTTAATGAGCAAGATGAACTTTACACAGAAAAGCTTAATGAGCTTGTACAAAAAATAGATGAAGATCATTCTTTAAAGTTAAAGAGAGTTGTAGAAGCTATTGATACTGATAGATCTAATAAATTAAAGCTTGTTATTGAAAAGTATGAAAGTGCTTTAGGAGGAGAAGCTGAAGGATTTCAAGATCAATTAATTGAAAGCATTTCTGATTATTTAGATGTTTATTTAGAAGAAAAAATTCCAGCTGAAAGTGTTAAAGAAGCAGTAAAGAACACTAAGGCTAAGAAAATTTTAGAAGGCTTAAGAAGCCATCTAGCAGTTGATAGTGCTTTAGAAAAAGAAAGCATTAAAGAAGCCGTTATTGACGGTCGTAATCAAATTAATGAAGCTTCAAAGAAGCTTGAGTCTGTTGCAAATGAAAATACAGTTTTAAAAGAAGAATTAGATTCAGTAAAGGCTGGATTAGTTCTCGAACAAAAAACTGCAGGTCTTGATAAAAGAACAAAGCAATATGTAAACAAAGTTATGAAGGGTAAGAACGAAGAGTTTATTAACGAAAACTTTGATTATACATTAAAGCTATTCAAGAAAAAAGAAAGCGACAGACTCGAGACATTGAAAGAAGAAGCTTTAAGTACTAGAGAAGATGTAGATAGGGTTGTATACGAAGATAAACAAGAAGTTGTTAATGAAAGCGTACCATCACCTTATCTAGATGAGTTATCTAAGTACTAGAATTACCTAATGTATAGGAATTCCTGAGTTTCCTGGGTTGTATAACCCTTGGGGTCGATAATAAAGGAAAAATAAACTATGAATTCAATAAGACCTACACAGGCTTATATCGATGAGAATCGTGCGTCGCAACTACTTGAAAAGTGGGCTCCAGTATTGGACTACACTTCTAAAAGTGTTGCTGCTATCGAAGATAGTCACACTCGTTTAAATACTGCTATGCTTTTGGAAAACCAAGAGTCATGGTGTTTGAATGAAGCTGGACCTAACTACGTCCCTGGCTCTGGCGGCTCTGGCCGTCCCGGTAATACTTCCGGTAACGATGGTGCCCTAGGTGCTGCTGCTTCAATTGGAGCAGCTAGCTTAGTTGGTGGTACACCAGGTGATGACAGTTATGCTACAGGCGACTTCCGTCTTCCAAAGATTCTTATCCCAATGATTCGTCGTACTTTTCCCGAGTTAATTACAAATGAAATCGTTGGTGTTCAACCAATGGCTGGTCCAGTAGGACTTGCTTTTGCTCTTCGTTATCGTTACACAGGTGAAACACTTGGTACTGGTATCGACGGTAAGACAGGCGCAGGTAATACTCCAACTGGTCAAACAGAGGCATTTGCACAAGCTAAAGATAAGGAAGTTGGGTTCCAAGAACTTAAGACTTCTTATACTGGTGCATCAGCTACTTACCTATCTGGTAATGACGACTTCGCCTTCGCAGAAGGTGATGACGGTGTAGCAGCTCTTCTTCAAAACTTCGAAATTACAGGTAATATACCTACAATGGAAGTTTCTTTTGAAAAGACTGCTGTTGAAGCTGGTACAAGACGCTTAGGCGCTCGTTGGTCAGTTGAACTTGAACAAGATCTTAAGAACATGAATGGTATCGATATCGATACTGAATTAACAAATGCTATGTCATATGAAATTCAGGCCGAAATCGACCGTGAAATGCTTATGAGAATGATTCAAGTTGCTCTTAATGCAGGACGTGATAAAGGATTCTCCGTATGGAGTCCTGCTTCTGCAGACGGCCGTTGGATTGTAGAACGTAACCGCGACTTCTATCAAAGATTAATCGTTGAAGCTAATCGTATCGCAGTGAGAAATCGCCGTGGTGCTGCTAACTTCATCGTAGCTACACCTCGTGTTTGCGCTATCATGGAAATGCTCCCTGAATTCCAGTGGGTACCAGTCCAAGGTAATGTTAATACACAACCTGTTGGTGTTGCTAAGATCGGTAATCTTGGTGGTCGTTTCAATGTATACAGAGACACTCGTACAGAAGGTCAAAAGATTGGTAACACTCTTTCTAATCCTTCTAAGGATGCTGTTGAGTATGCGTTGCTTGGTTACAAGGGTCCAGAGTTTTATGACACTGGTATCATCTACTGTCCATACATTCCAGTTATGGTTCAGAGAACAATTGGTCCTAATGACTTCGCACCACGCGTTGGCTTGCTAACACGTTACGGTGTCGTAGACAATATCTTCGGAGCAAATCTCTACTACCACGTTATCATCTGTACTGGACTCGGTCAAGCATTTACACCAGGTACAAACTCGGTGTACTTTGCATAACGACTAATCTTAGTATAAGTTATAATTATCTTGAGATCTGGTTCATAATTATGGGCCAGGTCTCATTTTGTCTATAGCGTTGATATATACCATGAGTATAATATAATGCATAAAATTGCACCCCATAACATTATTATATCCATTATTGCTTAGAAGTTTTAATATGAACTGCTTCTGGGTCAATTAGATTAGCAGCATACTTCTCAATAAGATCTTGACTTGAAGCTCTTACAGGATTAATATCAATACCCCCTCTACGAGCATATAAACACATTACTAATAGCTCAGAAGGATCGAAAGCATCTTTTAATCTCTTATAAAAACACTCACATATCTCCTCATGAAAATGACACTCATCTCTATATGATATAACATACTTTTTAATACTATGAGCATCAATAGCAGTCTTTGATTTGATATAAATAAAAACGTCACCCCAATCAGGTTGTGAAGTAACTCGGCAATTACTCTTTAGTAAACCAGAATAGAACTTTTGTTCTAAATCTCTTATACGAGAAACTCCTTCTAATAGACTAGGATC